ATTTTAAATCTACTAATTTCATGATGCAGGGATTTTAACTTATTTTTTTGGTTCAAACCAGATAATTATCGAAAATCTAGGTGAATTATCTTTTGCCGTATATAGTAAAGGCGAGTGCCAGCACTCATCAGCGTTGAAAATAAGAGCCCGATTTGGGTAAAAACCAACAGCCGTATTTAAGTCAAAGACATTTTCGTCTGTGCAATTATAAAACCCAGTTCCAGCATTAAGGTTTGAATCACCGTGTAAGTAGATTATCATATGTTTTTCATTGGGATAAAGCGATGCATCTCTGTGAGGGGTTGCTTTTTTGGTGTTTACACAAGTAAAAGCTGCAACATGTAGATTTTTTATTTTTACGTTAAAATGTTTTACAATACATTCCTCTATTTCTTTAATTAAGTTGTCATTTTTATTTATGAGGTTTGACAAAAAAACGTGTTGATCATATCCTGACACGATGTTTTTACTACTGTATTCTAACGTAATGCTATAATTTACAAGTTTTTCAAAAAGTTCTTTAGGTAAAAAATTATCTTTTACTTTTAGTTCTAAATTCATTTTTGTATTCCTTTAAACTGTGTTCCTACGTTACCTTTAAATGAGTAATTACCATAATGAGTCATACCACTTGCAATATCAGCATATATTTTACCACCTATTTTCTGCCACAAACGACAAAATGCGTAATCTTCTGATAAATATCGTTTAGTTTCTGGCTCTATCATCGTGTCAAAAAAAGTATAATTCCACTTAGATGTGTCATGATAATTAAAGGTTTTGTCATGTGGAGCACCGATGTGTTGATCTGGTATAAATTTTAACTCAGGATAAGCTAAAGCCATTTTTTTAAAAACGTTTCTTTTTATTAACATAAAACCTGTGGCGCCATCTAATACTTCAATAAAACCTTTTTTGGATAAAACTTTATTAGGGTCTTTAACATTTAAATTATATTGAAGAGATGCTGCGTGAAGTTCGTCCTCCGATATATCTGGATTTTCTTGTGCTCTTCTTTTTACTTTTGTCCAATCAATTGTTTTACGAGGATACACACCTGTCACTACATCCTCATCCAAATCTAACATACGAAAGACAGACTCAGGATTAAAAGCAATATCAGCATCAATAAATAAAAGATGAGTGTATTGTTCTTCATCCATAAATAATTGAACCAAGGTATTACGAGCTCTCGTAATTAATGATTCGTTACCTATAGTGCCAAATTGTAATTCTATTTTTTTAGTAGCTGCTAACGCTGTTAGTTGTAAAACGCTTTTAAAATAATCAGCTGTAATCATGCCACCATAACAAGGTGTACCTATAAATATTTTACTCATTTATTTCTAATTTTAAAAATTTATCAATAATATACTGTGGATCTATAACACAAGAATATGGATATTCTGATAATAAATTAATGTTGTTTTCATAACCAAACATTTCAGGTTTTGATGTGCCCCACAAAACTATACCTTTTTTATTAAATGTTCCATTAGAACACATGTGCTGTAAAGAACTGTCAATACAAATAAAAGATAAACAATGTTTTGCTAAAATCATGAAATCATTTTTATCTACAAACTTAGGTATGCCTCCAAAATTATTAAAAGCCATGGTGTTAAGTAAAGGCCCTTGTTCATTATCGTGTCCGAAAACCACAACGTTTATGTTAGGTAAAGCTTCTCTTAATAAATTTACAACTTGTTGTCCTTCTTTGTAATTTCTACCAGCGTTGTCTTCATTATAATTTTCTAGTTTAACCCCTTGTCCACCTGTAAACTGTACTAAAATAAACTTACCTAATTTTAAAATATCTTCCTGTAAAAATTCTTCTCTTTTTTTATTTATTTGAAAATTTGGGGTTAAATTGTCTATTTTTATATCGTACATATTTGCCCAGTATTCGATTATATGACCTTTGCCTTTTAAAAAATTTGACCTGTAAGGGTCATTAAAAAATATGTTTTGATAATTACCATACATAGTATGTGTAAAATCATGCAAAACAAGTGAAGATAATGTATCCGACGTGGCTACTCTATCATCATGTTTAAAAAGATCTGGATAACCAGATTGCAAACATAATTTTGGTTCATTATATTTTTTTAATATAGCATCAAATAATGCAGTAAACTGCAGGTGTTTACCTACACCTCCATCAATAATATGTAAATTAGGTTTCACTTAATTATTTCCTTTTCTGTTTTTGTTACGTACCAAGTAGTATTTGTATATCTTGTGCCAAATGTAATAGGTAAAACTTTATGTCTTGTTTTATTACCTTCAAATAAAATTATTTTGCCTTTTTTTGGTTCTATAATTTTATCATCTACAACAGTGTGACCTCCTTCGTATTCATCATTTAAATATAAAACAGATGTTGCGGTATGATAATGAAAATCTATATGTTCACCTTGGTATTCTCCTGTAGGCCATTTTACTATTTGTGAATAATTTATAAAGGTGTCTTTCATAATATTCTCAACAAAAAAATTTAATTTTTTTAACAAAAATTTAAAAGCAAAATTTCCTTTTGCAGATTGTGTTTCACATTCAATAATAGAGGTGTTCCTGTGTGTAGAATCATGAGGATTAATGTTGTGATATTTAATTAAATAATTACAAAATTCATTACTTATAAAATTTTCTTTTTCAATTAACACTGTAACTCACTGTTAAATATTCTATTTTCTTTACCCATCCTTTTGGTATAGCAATGGCACCGCCCCCTGACACTTCATCTTTGTCTTTGCTGTAGGAGCGCATAATAATTATCTTTTCTGGACCATCGTGAACCATCCACCCCACTTCTTGACACACGGCCAACGGAGCGTCGACAACATCTTTTATATCAAGCCAACCTGTCTCTGTATCACGAGCATCGAGCCACGTCACACGGACCATGGGCACCTTATCTATCTTAAAGTTTTCCATGCTATTGAATGTCTCATTTCATTAGATAAATTAATACTAGCTTTATGCAAAATTTTAGCATCAAAGATAATAAGTCTATTTGTTTTATAATCTACTTTAGTTCCATCTTTGAACTCTGTGCCTCCTTTATCTTCTTCGTTTTTGTCAGGATAAAACAATAAAGTCATGTCACCATCATCATCATGAAAACTTCCAGCTGATTGAGGAGGATGACAATTAACATAAGATCTTAAAAACTTATTTGTTAAATTGTATTTTTTACAAAAAAGATTGTACAAAAACTGATGAGTAAATAAATTTTCTTGAGCAGAAGCAAAAAACCAATTTATTTTTTTATTACCTGTAAATTTAGATACGTGTTTTGACCAAGTTAAAATATTTAATTCTTCCCTAACAAATTCTAAAAAAGAATTTTCTAAAACATTGTCAAATATTTTAATATTCATCTTTTCTATCCTGTAAATATTTAACATTGAAATTAATTGCTATTGTTATTCTAGTATTGTCGGTTGTGTTTGAACTAACAGAATGATAGACCGAACCATCAAAAAATATAACGGTGCCATCTTTTGCAACAAGTTCTTTTACATTACTAAAATTTGTAGAAACATCATCTTTTTTAATAAAGACTGCGTTATTATTAGAGTGAAAAAAAAATTTACTATTAGATTTCTCAACATCTACAAATAAAACAACAGATAAAACACCTCCGTGTTGATGCGGTTGTGCGTATTGATTTTTTTTATACCAATTAATCCAACAATCCATAACTTCTAAATCAGGAACATCGTAATTTTCTTTTTCTATAAATTTTTTTAAATATATTTTTACTTCATTACATAACATATGTAGAGCTGAGTATCTTTGATGAGAGTTCCACGCCGTTCTTTTAGCCATAACATTACAAGCCTCTTCTGGTGAAGTATCATGGCTATGAATATCTTTGTTTTCTTCAACTAAAATAATTTCTTTTATTTGTTTTTTCCATTCTTCAAAATTAGGAAGTGTAAAATAAAAAACTTCTTGTGTAAAAATAGGTAGTCTGTTTATATTAAAAGGCGCCATCTTTTTTTGTTACCTCTCTATAAAAAATGTTAAGTGTAAATCTATTAGAGCTGTCCCCAAAAGATTGTAGATCTGAGTGTGGTATTTTCATGCCATTAAAAAATAAAGCTCTATTTTCTACAAAACCAATGTGTGAAGATAGTTGATTATTGTGCATAAAACCTGTGCCATTATTAAGAAGCGGTTCGCCTTTTACAAATAAAAGAAAGTTTGCAACATTTTTTTTGTCATCATCTACATGAAACAAAGGTTCTTCTTTATTTTGTCTTGAGTGAGCACTTACAGATATTGGTTCAAGATTTCTATGTGGAAAAAAATATTGTTTAATAAGTTTTAACAATGGATCATCATGAAAGTTTCTAGGAAAAGTATGTCTGTAACCATAGAGCTGACCTTCAGGATTAACCACTTTTGTATATTCTAAGTTAGTCAATGTATCTTGCAATGATTTTAAAGTTTCTTTACCCAAAAAATCATCAACATACATAACAAACTTTGTTTCTTTATGATGTTGCATTAGTTATCTAGTGGTACTGGTTCGTCCTTTTTAATCAAATGTAGGTTAAAAGATACTGATCGTCGCTCTTCATCTGGTGTTCTAAATGGATAGACGCCGTGCGCTAACCAATTCGGAAACATAAAAATATCTCCAACCTTTGGTGACTCTTGATGCTTGTGTCCACTAAACGTCGCTGCTTGACCATTGAACCAACATATATCACCAACTGTTGGATAGTGATCTTCTCTTGCATATTCTTCTGGTAAACTTTTTGGTACTCGTAAATAACACACACCTGATAATTGACCCTCGTGTATATGAAAAGGATTAAAGTCTCCCGCCCACTGGCTCACGGACCACATTGATTCAATCACCATCTTACCAACAAACTCTGGTTTAATTGTTTCACTTGCTGGTGGTATAGAGATATAATTTTTTACCATTTCACCAATAAGTTGAACCATCGGCATAAACTCTTCAGTGTTCATCCAGTCTTGAGGATAACGAACTTCTTGTTTAACATTACCTGCTAAGTTACCTGAGTGATCAAACTCTTTTGATAACTTTTCATCTGTAAGCATTTCTGTTGCTTTATCGTCCAACATTTTAGTAATGAAATCAGGCATTCTACCTCTCATAATCGTAGGACCAAATGGTCTAATTGTATCAAACTTCAATACTTGTTCTTTTTTAGCCATGCGTTTCCTTTCTTTGCATAATTATCTATTGTCATATAGCAACTTTTTGCCTATAAATATACATTTAAATAGGCTTAATTACAAGGCCAGCCTCCTTGCATTTCAAAACATAAATTGCAATTAGGAGATTATGCTTAAAAAGTTACGTAAAGCGATAGCAAAAGCGCTACCAGGAGATTCTGAAAAATATTTGGGAACTGTGCTCGCATTAGCGACGGGTAATCCACTATTTGCAGGAATAGGAGCATTAGCAGATCCTGAAGCAGGATTTGGAGAAATAGCACAAGCTGCATTTTTAGCAAATGCAAGTCCAGGATTAAAACTTGGTAAGTTTGATTTAACAAAAGGTAATCAATTATTTGGTGACGGCAAATTTATGAGTGCTTTACAAGGTGGTGGCAAATACGGAAAAGGTGCAGGATCTTTTGGAGAATTCTTTTTAGGTAAAAAAGGATCACAAAAAGGACCTGAAATAGTTGAATCAACAAAGGGCATAATTGGTGATAAAGGATCATTTATACCAAGAGATGCAAAAGGTAATATAGATGCTGCAAA